CGCGACTGGTTCAAGAAAAAGAACCCCGAGACTGTTGTGCCTTATACCCCCCGCAAAACCACTGTCCTCATCTAATGATTAAAGCACCCAAGCCCGAGGACATCACGGCGATGCTCTATGAGATCGACCAAGCGGACGCCGATGGCAGCCAATATGTTCAGCGCAAACTGCGCAACTGGAACACGCGGTTCTGCATCTGGCCGGGGCAAAGCGAGGATGGTCGCAAGTGGTCCGGCTCCCAAGGCAAGCAGCCGTGGCCATGGTCCGGTGCATCCGATGTTCGTGTGCGTCTGGCCGACAATATCATTTCGGACAACACGGCCCTCCTCTGTAACTCCTTCTTCAAGAGCCGCGTGCAAGTCCAGCCCGTCGAGAGCATGGACGCGGACAAGCGCAATGCCGCTGAGACCGTAATGAAGTGGCTCATGTTCCAGCACTGTCTGGACGACCTTCGCCGCGAGGTAAAGCTGGCCGCCCAATTCCGCGAGACCTACGGCTTGGCCGTCATGGCGGTGGACTGGGTGCAAAACACCCGCACCGAGATCAAGTCTTTCAGCATGGAAGACGCGCAGATGATGTTGGAGCAGTCGCAAGACCCCAACCTTGCCGCCCTTCTGGAAGTGGTCATGGACCCGCTGCAAGAGGAGACGGCCGCCGAACTCTTGGGGCAGATCGTCCCCGAATTGGGATCAACTGTCAAAGTTCGCCAGTTCCGCGACAAAGGATTCGTCGAGTGGGAGGAGCCTTACATCTTTGAAAGCAAGCCGGTGTGGACCGCGCTTGAAGCATGGGAGGATGTCATCTTCCCCATTCAGACCTTCAGCCTTCAGCGCGCCGCGTTCGTTGCCCGCAGAGAATTGCTCACTGAGGTGGAGTTGCGCGAGCGCGGCGCAGTCGAGGGCTGGGACGAGGAGTGGATCGAAGCCGCCTCCAAGCACAAGGGCCAGCTCAAGCGCATCTCGCTCAACATCCACCGCACCGATCAGTTCCTCTACGAGCAACTCCGTGACATGTGCGAAATCTGGCACGTCTACCGCAAGGAGAACGACCCCAAGACCAACGCCATCCGCGTCACCCGCTCCGTGGTTAGCTACCATGTCACCGACAAAGTCGCCGTGCATGAGCTACTGCCCTACGCGCACGGCCAATATCCTTTCATAGAACTCCCCCGCGAGCGCGCCACCCGCCCTCTGCTAGAGAGCCGTGGCATCCCCGAGTTGGTGCAGACTGCGCAGGAAGAAATCAAGATCCAGCGCGACTTCCGCTCCGACAGGGCCAGCATCAGCATCCTCCCGCCCGTCAAGGTGCCGGCTAACCGGGGTAAGTTTGATCTCGTCCTCGGCCCCGGCATGCAAATCCCCGAGCGCCGCCCCGGCGAGATCGAGTGGATGAATCCCCCTCGCCCCGACATGGGCAGCATCGAAGTGGAAGCCGCCACCCGTGCGGACGTGGACAATTACTTCGGCCGCATCAGCGAGTCCGTCCCACAGCAACGCTACATGCTCCACACGCAGGAGCTGATCGACTCTTGGCTGATCGACATGAAGCTCTGCATCGCGCAGACCATGGCGCTGGCGCAGCAGTATATGACTCCAGAGGAGGTCGCGCGCATCACCGGCAATGCCCAGTTGGCATTCAACGCATCGCCCCAAGACATCCGGGGCCGCTTCGACATTACCGCTGAGTTTGACGCGCGCCTCCTCGACAACGAAGCCCTCGGGGCCAAGCTAGATTACCTCGCTAAAGTCCTCGTCCCGCTCGACAGCTTTGGCGTCATCGACCGCGCCGGCTTGGTCAAATACATGTTCCAAGCCGTTGACCCGAATCTCGCCGGCCTCTTGGTGCAAGACATCGGCGCCGCCACCCAAGCCGAGATCGAAGACGAGCAAACCGCCTTCGCAAAAATCGCCGCAGGCACCGAACCCCCATTGAAAGAAGGCGGACAAAACGCGCAAGTAAGGCTGCAAACCTTGCAGCAAATCATTCAGAGCAACCCCGCCGTCCAGCAGCGGTATCAGCAAGACGAAATCTTCCGCAGCATGATCGACGCAAGAGCACAAGCCTTCCAGTTCCAGTTGCAACAGCAACAAAACGCAATCATCGGCCGCACCGGCGCCCAGCCCGCGCTGCAAAAGATGGCGCAAGACCAGCAACTCGGCATGACCGCCGCACCCGCCGCCTAACCGTATGCATCCCAACGTCTCCGTCAGAAACATCGCCGGTCTAAACATCCCGCAGCACAACGCGGTTGAGCTGAATTACGTCTCCACGACGAACAATCTTTCCACGGTGGTTTACAAGGAAGGCGCCCAAACAGTCGCCACGCTCACATTCACCTACGTTGGCGGCACGCCGTCCTCGGATGACGCAAAGATCGCAACTGTGGTTCGCTCCTAATGGCCATTAAGTTCAATCCGCTGACAGGCAACTTCGACTTCACCGGCTCCGGTGGAGGCGGCGGATCGTCGTACATTGACGGCGAGGTGCAAAACTTCAGCGCCCTCCCGCAGACCATCGGCTCGCCCGCCGTTGACAGCGCGTATCTCGTCCGCGAGGCCGAAGGCACCTGGCTCCTCGCCCGCAAACCGGCTGGCATTTATATCCGCACCGCCAACACCGGCGTCCGCGCCGACGACTGGACGCATGCTGGCGCCTTCCCCGATGTCTTCAACGACGCCAACTTCCTCCTCTACGACAACGCGGACAGCTCCAAAAATTTAGCCTTCCAACTCTCCGGCATCACCACCGGCACCACCCGCACGCTCACGGCCGCCGACCGCAGCGGCGTCAACGTCGTCAGCGACACCGGCGCAGGCAGCGGCAGCGATGTGGTCAACAACATCGTGAGCCTCACTCAAGCCGAATACAACGCCATCGGAAGTCCCGACGCGGCCACGCTCTTCCTCATCACCGACCCGTAAGCCATGGCCCTCCTGCAAAAAGCCTACCTCGGCGCCACGCCGCTCTTCGCGGACAAGCCGTGGTTTTACCAGAATGAAATCCTCGCGGCTTCATGGAACACTGGCTCCGTCACGCTCACCGCGTCAGCCACGCCGCACACCAAGGGCAGTTGGTCGCAGATCATCGCCAGCACCAGCAATGTGACGACGTTGATCCGATTCTTTTTGTCAGGCGTCAGCGTATCGACAGCCGACTCAGCCACCCTCCTTGACATTGGAGTCGGCGCATCGGGCAGCGAGACTGTTATAGTTCCCAATCTCGCCATCGGCGGATCGGCGGGATCGTTTTACAGTATTCCAGTCGAAATTGCATCTGGCTCCCGCATTGCCGCTCGCATCCAAGGCGTTCGTGCATCGCAAACCGCCGCCATGAGTGCCAGAGACTTTTTTGCGCTTAACGCGGGCGATACGGCAAGCATCGGCACGACCGCTGACGTTTTGGGCACAGACACTGCGACCAGCACAGGCACGGCCATGAGCGGATCATCGGGCACTTGGGTGGAGATTGAAGACAGCACCACCAAAGACTACATCGGCTTCGCCATCGCCCCGTCCGTCAGCGACACCGACACTGCATCGCAGGGTGACGCTACCTATGAGATCGGCGTTGGCGCAGCGGGCAGTGAGGTCGCTTTTGGTTACATCCATTTTGCGTTTGGAGCCACTGAAAACTTTTCTCTCGCATCCAATAGAAGTCCGAACCTATTTGGCCGCGAAGTCCCCACCGGCTCCCGCCTCGCCATCCGCCACAACATCAGCGCGAACCCCGGCAAATACGATGCCTGCATCATCGCCGTTCCGAAAGTCTGACCATGAACAACTGGAACATCCTCTATAACACCGTGACTGGCCAAAGCGTCAGCATTGGCACCGTCATCGCTAATCCGCTCCCCGCAGGCATCACCGCGCTCCCGCTCACCGACGAGCAAGGCGAAGGACTGCAAAACGGCAGCCTCATCTGGGACGCCGCCAGCCGCACGCTCATCCCCACGCCGCCGCCCGCCGTCACCGCCGAAGAACACCTTGAGTCTGTCGGCCTCGGCGGCAACCGCCAGCCCACGTTGCTTTATCTGCGCCTCAACCTCCAAGCCGCCGGCAAGACCTGCGCCGAACTCGACCAGCTCGAAGCCTACTTGCAGCAAATCTTGGCCACCTTCGCCGCCGATCCATCGCCGCGTAACGACTGGCCGAATCCCAGCGTCACCTTTGAAGCCGCCGTGCAGTCGGCCATGAACGCACTCAACAGCTAATGCGCACAGTCACCTTACAGTCCATCCTCCTCCGCGCTTGGCAACGTGTCGGTAACGACGCCAGCACCATTGGAAACGTGCCGTCCGGCGCGCAGACCATGCTGGTCGCCGCCGCCAACGACGCCATTGAGCAATGCTGGACTTGGGCGGATTGGCCGGAGCTGTGCCGCGTGGAGTCCCGCACGGTGCAAGGCGATGAAACCAATGGCTTCTATATTGATTACGCTCAAGTCGGCCAGACGCCCATGGGCGAAGTGTTTAGTGTCCTCCGCGACAACCCGAACACCCATGTCGCCCCGAGGGAAATCGGCTTCACCCTCCTCGGCGATGCCATCCGGTTTCCGCAGGGCACTGATTTGCCGACGACTGTTTACGTCCGCTACCGCCTGCGCCCCGACACCTACACCGCAAGCAATCTCTCGGCCACCGTCCCCGCCGTGCTGTCGAAGGCCACAGGTTACATGCTCACCGCCTCGTTGTTGGAGGAAGACGGCCAAATGGACAAGGCATTGCTCATGGAGCAGAAGGCCGAAGCCGAGCTGATCAGCGAGCGCGACAAATACGTTTTCCAGCAAGGGCAGCCCACATCATGGACTGCTCGCATCAACTACTACTAAATACTATGGCACATCCCAACGCACGCATCACCAATAGCCTCTCCGGCGCCCAATACATCGGCGGCACGTCGCCCACTACCGGCGAATGGTCCGCCATCCAGGCTGTCACCGACACCAAGTTTCACACCTTGACCGGCAACGTCACCGGCCTCGCCAACACGTCCCTCGGCAGCGCCATCGAGGTGCCCGCTGGCTTGGTCATCTTCGGTTTCTTCACCCGCATCCAGCTCCACAGCGGATCGGTCATCGCCTACAACAAATGATCCAAGGATTCTCAGGCGGCTTGCTGCGCAACACGGAGCTTTTCTACCTCCTTGATCTGCCCACGTTCCAGCGTGACTTCGCTCAGTTCAAGACGCTGAACCATGCCACCGGCCCGAACATCACGTTCACGCGGGCCAGCGATGCGACGTTCTTTGATGCCGATGGTGTCCTGCAAACCGCCGCCAACGACACGCCACGCTTCGACCACGACCCCGCCACCGGAGCGAGCCGCGGGCTGCTTATTGAGGAGCAGCGGACCAATAGCATCCGCAACTCGCAGGCTGGTGGGGCGGTTGTTGGTGCGCCGGGGACGCTGCCGACGCATTGGTTGGTGGTGAACTCAGTTGGCACAAGCCGCGAGGTTGTTGGAACCGGAAGCGAAAACGGTATGAACTATGTGGACATCCGATTTACAGGAACACCCGCCAATACCAACCCCAACTCTGTGAGTTTTGAAGGTTCCACGCAAGTGGCCGCGCTGCAAAACCAGACTTGGACGACATCGGCTTCGGTTGCTCTGGTTGGCGGAACGCTCACCAACGTTACGAATGTCGGCATTGGATTTATTGAGGCCAGTTCGGGCGGCACTGCGTTAGCGTCTGGCGCAATAACGAGCTTCACGCCCACAACCACCCTCACCAGATATGTTGGCACAAGAACGCTGACCGAAGCATCAACCGCTTTTTATCGCCCGCTTGTTCGCTTTAGCCCGCAAAACACGGTCACCGCCATCGACTTTACCCTCCGCATAGCCGCCCCGCAGCTTGAGCAAGGAGCGTTTGCCACAAGTTACATTCCGACGACAACCGCTGCCGCGACCCGCGCAGCGGACAGTGCCATCGTCACGCCGGTCTCGTCGTTCTATAATGAAGCGGAAGGGACGCTGTTTGCGGAGTTTCTCTCTGGCGTGGATTTGTCTGGTCCGAGGGTTGTGCAAATTGACGACGAGGCATCAAGCTCCATTCAAATAATTGCAGCGGCATCCGCTGGAGCTGGAGCATATTTCTTCACAAATATCAGCGGAGTCAACAAAGCAACGGCTCCCACATCAAACCCAAATCTTGTAGCCAATACTATCTATAAAGTAGCTGGTTCCGTGTCTTCCGCAGGCGTTTTCGCTTCAAGGGACGGGGAGACAGCCGCTCAATCGGCTAACGGCGAATATCCGACAGGATTGACGCGGATGATTATGGGCGGATCGGGCGTCACGGCGCTTAATGGGTTTATCCGCAAAATCGCCTACTGGCCGAAGCGACTCTCCAACACACTGCTTGAACAACTCTCAACCACATGACCGATTATCTCTACAAGTTCCCCGACGAGGCCACGGCCAAGACCGCGCTGGCTGATTACTACGACAGCGAAACCGGCTGGAAGACCAGCGGTGACGGCTTTGCGCTTGATCCGGTTGGTCTGCTGACCGATGGCGAAGCTTTGCTCGAAGGCTGGCACGTCAACCTGCGCGTGACTGACGACCGCCCAGATCCCGCCAGCGATTATGCGGTAACGCCTAATAACCAGCGGAGGGTTTGGTTGTGAGCTTCATGCAGCACCACATGAGCACCGTTGAGCGCGGCGCCCTCGGAACCTTCGCCAGCATCGGATCTGCCGCTGTCAGCCTAGTGTCGCAGCTTGAAGTCTACCTCCGCGTTGCCGGTCTTATGGTCGGTCTGGCGGTCGGCGTCGTCACTTTAATTTCGGTCCTCCACGACCTCCGCAGAAAGCAACAGAAAGAGAAATAAAATGCGTAACTGGAAAACAACCACAATCGGCATCCTGACCATCATCATCGCCATCTCCACCGGAGCCAAAGAATATCTCGCCACGGACGCACTGCCCGACCTCGGCTTGATCGTCACCTCGATCCTCGCCGGCTGGGGCTTGGTGCAGGCAAAGGACAATAACGCCCGACTGTAATGAAATGCCGCCCGCAGTTCGCCGCAGCAATGGCCATCGCACTCATCCTTGGTGGATGCGTGACCATTCCTCTTCCGCCCGTGGACGGCGAGAAGACGCAGGCGGGCGACTGGGGCAGCATCAAAATTATGATCACCTACGTCCCCAACGTGGGCGAGCTGATCAGCGACTTCAAAGAATGGAGAAAGCCCGAACAATGAAAACTTTTATCGAACGCCAACTCGTCCGCCTGCTGCTTAGTCGCGGCGGTCCTATCATCCAAAAAGCCGTCACTGCTCTGGCAGCGGCAGCCGTGACCTATGTTAGCCAGAAGCTCGGCCTCGATGTCGCCGCCCTCGGACTCAACGAAGTCGTTCTCGCTGGAATCATCTGGGCGGTCATCGACATCGCGGTCACGAAGCTGCCGGCCAGCGTGATCAAGGACTACGGCGTGCAGCTCCAAAAGATGCTCAACGCTTATTCCCAGAGCACGCAGCTCAATGTTGATGGCTTTGTCGGTCCCAAGACGGTCGCACAGGCCCAATCAGAAATTCGCTCACGATGATTCCGAAGAACCGGCCACGCATCGAACGCAAGACCACGGAGAAGCTGCTGGCTTCCCGCAAGGTCAGCGATCCGGTGTGTCTGGTCGGCATTCGCGGGTATTACCGCGATAGCATGGGCGCGGTCGGCAAGCAGGATCGCGGGATCTACGACGACGCCATCATCCTTGTTTCCCCCAATGTCCACGCCGCTTTCAACGCCAACGTCGATCCGGCCGCTTACGGTCGCAACCCGAGAAACGGCAAGGGCTTTGCCAGCCTCAAGCCCGGTGTCTACCGCTACAAGCTGGGCAAGCACGGCCTTCGGAGCGGCAACCCTTACCGGGCTTTGGTCCAGGGCAGTTCGGTCACCGTCTCCCGCGACGGCGGGAAGGACGAGACCGGATGGTTTGGCATCAACATCCATCGCGGCGGCCGGCGAGCAACCGATAGCGAGGGATGTCAGACAATACCGCCCGCGCAATGGCCGGCCTTCATCATGCTCGTTGAGACCGAGATGAAGCGCAACAACGCCAAAACCCTTTCCTACGTTTTAACGAGCAATGCCTGAGGCGAGATTCTAATGGCGACAACGATTCCAAGACTAACCGATGCAACGACTGTCGGCGCGACGGACGAGCTGGTCGTGCAGCAGGCCGGCGTGACCAAGCGGGCAACGGTCAACGAATTGTTCACCAGATCGGGTAACAATGAGCAATTTTCACAAAACAATGCCGTCATAAGCCGTCTTGCCGACAGATTATTTGTTGACGGCGCAACCGCACACTCTGCCGATTTTCCTGTAACAACTCCAGACTGGCATGGAGCGTTTCAACAAACGCTTAATGTCGGATCGGTCGTCGGTAGTGCTGGCTCGGCTTCAACAACAAGCGGAAGCGCCACTGTTACTTTCACGGCAGGAAACACAACGCCCGTTGCTGGCCAGAGAGTCTATGGCAACGGGATAGCAGATGGCACAACGATCAGCACGGTTAACAGCGCAACGCAAATCACCTTGAGCGCCGTCGCAACGGCAACAACTACTGGCGGAACACTGTGG